ATAAAAGTTAGAACCTAGGCAAAGCAAGGTTCCAGAGGCGTCATCAAATGTTGAGATTGCAGCATCTGTTGTGACGCTGTGTTGGTTTTCAAATCTAATCTGAGGTCCAATACCACCAGGAACAGCTAGTTCTCCGTTAGAAGTAATACGCAGTCTCTCACCACCATTAGTTGCTACCGCTACTTGATCAGCCCCAGGGCTATAGATGCCGGTGTTGGTGTCGCCGGTGAAGTACAGGCTTGGCGCTCCAGCCGTCCCAGCGCTCAGCGAAATGTCGGTTGCAATGAACGTGCCATCAAGCTCCCAAAGTGACACCCAGGCGCTGTTCGCGCCGTTCCGCATCTTCATGATGCCTGCCGTGGTATCGGCCCACAGCATGTAGGCATACATCGTGGCAGGCGCTGAAGCGCTGCTGTTTTGGCTGACAATGGCTGCTAGCGCATCGTTTAAGTCAGACCTGACTGCCGCGCCAGTGCCATTAGCTATGACGTAATCGTGAGTTGCCACGCCAGTTAGAAACTTACTTGTACCACCATCTTAGACCGACTTGCCATAACCAACGGCACTCCAGGTAAAGTTCCTGTTCACGGCTGTTCCAGCGGCATTGCGGAAGGTGACCTGGAAGTTGGTGCCGGTGACCGTCCCAAGCGTGAAGTAGTCGCCCGTTGCCATGTTCTGAGCTGTGATGCCGATGCTGGGCAAGTAGGCATTAAGGCCACCCAAGGCAGCGGTGCCAACAAAGAACGCCTTGTCAAAGGTCACGGTCGCGGTACCAGCGCCACTGCTAAGAGCGGCAGAACTCTGCTCCGTGCGCTGTTGGAATAACGACTCATAGCCCAGTTGATCAATCAATATGTTTTGAGAAGCATCAGCGGATTGCAACACTGCTTTAAATTCGAATCCTCGGCCAAGGAACGTGCCGTTGACACATGGCTCGTAAGCGGTCCAGGTTGGCGTGCCGGTAGGGTCATCGTTTGTGCGCCGTACATAAAGCACGGCATTAACGGAGTCGGTGACTGCACCATCCCAGTCGGACCAAAAATCAACTTCCTCTACACGGCTATCAATAAGGTTATTTGGATAGAACCCACGAGTCACAAAATACCGCCGCAAGTCAAGGCTAAATACAGCGCCAAGATCCAACACGTCCTTAAAGTAATATGTGCCCTCAGGCCATCCATCCCCCAGATAATCAAAGGAAGAAATTAAATCAAAATCAGTTATTTCATCTAGCGTATTCAAGCCGTCTAGGGTTAGAGCGTCTAACTCTTCGCTGTAAAAAACATCTGTTTTTGTGCCTTGGAATGGTGGTGTATCTTGGTCTTCTCTACGGGTTAAAACAGGTAGACTTGTAAGCGTTGTAGGTATTGCAACAATTACGCTTGCTTCGTTTGTGGATAGCCTGCCGCCATCATCCTCAAATTTAACAAGAATTTCTCCGTTTACCAAAGGCACAATAGCCTCTGTCGCTGAGCCTGCTTTTGCTGGAATTAAGTCAATTGAGTTTCCCCAGGTGCCAGTTCCATCGGTCAGACCGCTATGGCGAATGAAAACAAAGCCACCTGTCTTGACATCCAAATCAACTGTTTGGTCCCAACGCAGCCTGGCACTATTGGCGTTTATGCACTCAAGGCTTAAATTCTGTACGTCTCCAGGCACGGCAGTTTTGCCCGCTAACTGGAAAGACGCCGGGGCAATAACACTGGCATTGTTTAAACTATTAAGCGTTTGGATTTGAACCTGCAATGTGCCTTCACTCAACCCACCAATACGCAGCGATGGAGATGTTGTTTCAGCAGTGATCCAGTTGTTACTATCCAAGCGATATTGGACTCGATAGCCTGCAACACGTTGCACAGGACTAATCCAACTTAAATCAAAACCTGTCAAGACGCTCTGACCTTCTTCATACAAAAATTCAACACCATTAATATCGCCTACGGGATCAGGCTGTTGTGAAAGATTTGTAATATCACGAGGTGTAATTTCTAGGTTGCTTTCAATAGCGGTGTAAATAGTTTCGTTGTAAGCAAGTGCTGTAACACCATAAATCCCAGGCTCTGATTCAGTAACAGTAATGACACGAAATGTTTGCAGTTCTACGTCAGTGGTTTCTATGACCCATACCGATTGGGCATTGGGCGCCTCACTAAATGCTGATGTGACTGTGACTACGCGGCCAACAATGCTGCTGATGTTGCGCGTCTCAACCAAGCCGGTCGGCATCATCACCGTAAGTGTTGCGCCATTCGCAACGGTGACGCTTAAACCTTCCGTGCTGTCAATCGTGACGGCTGTTGTTGTTGCGCTACTGACGCGGCCGCCACGGCGTGAGGCAGCCTTGAGTGGATCAGCAACGCTGATGACCATGCCAGGCCGAAGCACGATGCCGCTGTCCAGCGACACGGCAAAGGTCACCGTCTCAGTAAGGTTCTGCTCGCTTAGCAGCGTCCATTTACCAGCACGATGCGCTTGCCCCTGGCTGTAGCAACCCAGTAACTTGATGTCGCGGTTAACAATGCCGTATTTGGCAATTGCGTCAGCATCCTCAACATATTCAAATTCAACTTCGCCTAAACCTTCATAGGTTTGGTACCCAATGGTTGCGGTGCTGGCACGTGCCTTTTGTGATGTGCCGGAGTAGTTAAAAAGGCCATCAATTACGTTGGCGGCAGTGATAATGTATTGCGGATCTGATGGCTTGTCTTGGTTGACCACCAAGGTGCCAGCACCGTAGTAGGCAATGCCACGGAACAACGCCGTAAATTCTTGGATGACGTTGTAAACCTCATCACGGCTGTTCAGCAGCAGGTTGCACTGGAAGCGGGGTTCTTGACCGCCCTTGCCATCACTGACCAGGCCGTTGCAGTATTGGCTGATTGAGTAAAAGTCGTAGCGATCTAGACTGCTGGCGGGAATGGATGCTCCATAGCGGGTGTTGGTCAGCAGATCCCATAGGCACCATGCTGGATCCGCACACCATGTAGCAGCGCCAAAGGTTCCATCCCAAACACCGGAATACGTGACGCGGCCAAGGTAGTTGGTGGTATCAACTGTGGCATTGCTCGGCAACTGAATCTTGATGCCACGCACCAAATACTTTCGGGACGGAATGCTGTTAAACTGACGGCTATCAAACCGCAAAAACGCCAAAGCGCTGTTGGGATAACGAAGCCTTTCATCTACAATTTCGGTGTAGCTATAGAAAAACGTGCGATTTTGATTGCGTGCACTGGATGAATCTGCCGATACACGAACCAGTCGAATATCAACGGGGAAAGCACCGCTCAGCGTCAGCATGTAATCACGCTGATAACTGTTGGTGGTTTTGCCGCTGATGGTATCCGATACTGCGGTCGTAAACCCCCCACCGTTGTACTGGACTTGAATTTGTATGCTTACACTGTTGCCAACAATATCGCCATTGTCTTGAATAATTTGGCAGGCTGGCATTTGAACCGTTACTCGCACTCGATCGACATCAACATCGGTAACTGTTCTAGTTACTGACGCGATGTATGTTGCTTCTACGTTGACACCTTTTTCCGATTCAGTGCCGTTTGTGTTGGGGATATAAGTCTGTGCTTGCGTGCCGGTACGAGTGACAACCGTGTAACCAGTAAAATTGTCCGTCCCAGTGCTGCTTTGAATCGGTGTGCCATCAAGATAAATTCCTTTTACACCGCCTTCAATGCCTTCAATTTCGCCTTCGCTGAGCAGATCAAGAACGCTGCCATATTGAACTGACTGGAGTGAGTCGTCAGCTTCTGTTGGCGTGTATGACTGGCCGCCACCACCACCCTTGCCACCGCCGCCGCCGCCGCCGGAACCTTGAATAGCGCGATAGGTGCTCATATCAGTTGATCCACGTCAAGGCCGCTGCTGATCACAGCCGAACCAATGTATGCACGACCGTAACAAATTGGGACTGGCAATCCTTGCTGCGCAGTATTGGTAATGCCTGAGAACGTAAACGATTCAAATCGTGCTGCTTCTTTGCCACGCTCTGCACTTGAATAAGTTTGTTGTGGTGAAATAAGTTGTGCAATGCCGCCTAAAACAAGACTTGCTCCAATGCCGCCAATAATTGTTGAAGCAGTTGCACTAATAAATCCAGTGGCTAAACCACTGGCTGCTGTAGCTTTTAAACCTGCACCCAATCCTAAAAAACCAGCTCCAGCTGGAGCCAACACAATGGCCAATGCAACTAAACCAATACCAATACCAATCTTTGCTGCAACGCCACCAGCGCCAGCAATTACAGGCGTAATGCTAAAAACTTGGCGCTCACTCCAAGGCATTACCAATGGCGATAGATCATCTTCAGTAATTTTTTCCTTGCCAATTGTTACGCGATATGCAACACCATCCTGCTCACTATCCAGCAACCATTTGTCCAACCCTGGAAAGTTGACACACAATGCCTTGATCGCTTGCGCTGGGGTGTCGGCTTCAAACTGGAAACGGCATTGCCCCAAATACTTGCGTAGGGCGCCGTAGACCTTAACGACTTTCATGCCGTAGGACCATGGCAGTGCTCTTGATATAGTAGCCGCCCAGCACGTCCCTACTGCTAAGTCGGCCTTGAACGTGGTGCAGGATCTGTTGGTCGCCAATGTAGATGGCTGCGTGGTTAGGCAACTTGGAGTCCAGCTGCATCAGCAGAGCATCGCCATATTGCAGCTCATCAAACGGCACCTTGTGAAAACCTTCGCGGTGGAAGTTGTCCAGGTAGAGGTTTTCGCCACGTTCCCAGAACTTGTCGCGGCGCTGGTAGTCGCTGAGTTGAAGGCCAAATTCCTTGCCGTACCAGTCCTGGCACATCGTGTAGCAATCCACTACGCCGAACACAAACTCCCGGCCTACATACGGCAACTCGTAGGCTTCAGGCCATGTGGTGCTCCAGCCACAGGTCTTGGGATTGACGATGATCCATGGCAAGCCTGATTTTTGGCAGGCCACGCGATCCGCTTGGCTGGGATTTGGATTGGTGGCCGGGTGGCTGTGGACGATGGCCACAATCTCGCCCAGGTCTTCAACTGTTGCGTAATCCTCGCCGCTTAGCACAAAATGCTCGTCGGGCGTATCAGCCAGGTTGGCGCAGGGGAAGTACCGCTTGCGGCCCTTGACCACGGCAACCAAGCCGCAACACTCGCGTGGATCCTCGGCTTGCGCGTGGGCCAGGATTTCAGCTTCTAACGCTTTGCTTAATTTCATACCCTACCTACTGAGTCCCGCGCCAGGGAAGCTGCCGAATGGTAAAGCTGTATCAGGCGTTCTAAATGTGTATTTGGCATTAGAAGTAAATGTATAAGTCGCAGAAGATGGAGAAGCCGGAAGGAAGTATAACTGAACGGCTGATTGATCATTGCCTAGGTTTCCATAACCATTCAAATTAATATAGCCAGAACCGACGCCTGAGATAGTTGTATCGATTCCATTGCTGCCAAAAACACGCATTCCGACACTAAGACTTGCCGTATCAATGTTTATTTGTTGACCAACAAGCCTATACCTAAGCCCCCAACGCCCAAATCTATACACTTGCACCGTAGGAACATACGTTCCACTTCGAGCAATGGTGTAAGGTCTATTGCTCATGGTTATTGTTGTTCCTGATATTCCAGTGACACTTGTGCTTGCCGGAATGTATGTACCAGTTACAGATTGACCAACAGAAATTCCAGTGTTGCTTGAGACCACCATGGTGGCTGAACTTGCGGCAACCGTTCCTGTTTTTGTTGACAATGTTGTCATTGTTGCTGCTTGGCTTAAGGTTAAAGTTGTAGCATCAACGATTGCGCTAATTGTTGTGCTGGCTGGAATGCCAAGGCCAGAGACGGCTTGCCCTGCATTAAAATTAAAATAAGATGCAACGGTCATTGTTGTGCTTCCGTTTGTTACGCCACCGTCTAGTGTGAATGGTGTAAATCGAACGTTACAGCTACTCAGC